CACCTCGTTTTGGTGGCGCTACTGCTGCAAGCACATCTGTTGCATCACCTTTGCAGGTTATTGCACGTATGGGTCGCTTGCTTGACCAACAGAATGTAGACTCTCGTGGTCGCTGGCTGGTCTTGGATGCTGTATTTATGGAACTCTTGAAAGACGAAGATTCACGGGTATTAAATGCTGATCAGGGTGGCTCAGGTCTCCAGAATGGTCTTGTATTGAACAACCTACACGGCTTCCGTATCTATCAGTCAAATAACCTACCTTCAGTGGGTACAGGCTCAGGTACGTCAGGTGCAGGCAACCAGAACGCTAACTTTGGTGTGATTGTTGCTGGACACGATTCAGCAGTTGCTTCTGCAGAGCAGATCAATAAAGTTGAGTCATATCGTGACCCAGACTCATTTTCGGACATTGTTCGTGGAATGCATCTTTACGGCAGGAAGATTCTTCGCCCAGAAGCAATCGTAACTGCTAAATATAACGCAGCGTAAGGGAGGATAAACTTATGGCTACTATTACATCATTGCTCTTACCAGCACACGGTAATACCAAACGAGGACGTTCTCCTTATATGGTACAGAAGATTGTAGATCTTACGGCACAAGCTATTGACTGTTCGTCTGGTGACGTAGTTCAGTGTTTAACTATCCCTGCTGATACAAGGGTACTACACGCTGGTCTTCAAGTTGTAGAATCTGCAACACAAAACACAGGTACAGATGCTACCGCAATACTAGGTGCAGCAGACGCTGACGAATTTGTTGCAGCATTTGATATTGATGGTGCGTCTGACTTAGCCTACGCTCCGTCAGCTACGCCTGCAGGAGATATTACTCTTGCAACAGCAGACACACTAGACCTGACATTTGCAGGTTCTGGTGCGACATTCACTGCTGGTAAACTCCGTGTTTACGCAATGCTTATGGATGTAAGTGATCAAGGCGATGCTTCTCCTTCAGAAGTAGGTCGTGATACACTAGCATAATTGCTAATCTAGGGGGGCTGGGAAACTAGCCCCTCTAACTTTGCTTAAGGGATATCTTTTTATGGCTACGTACATCACTCTGGTAAACCAATTACTTAGACGAATAAATGAGACTGAGCTAGACGCTGCAGGATCAGGATTCGGAGATGTACGTAACTTACAGGCACTAGCTAAAGATGCTATTAATTCAAGCATAAGAGAAATACTACAAGTATCGCAGGAGTGGCCCTTCACTCTTACGACTTACACAGAGACATTAGTTGTAGGTACGGGTGTGTACAGCTTCCCTGCAGACTTATCAAAAGTAGATTGGGATACCTTCTACATTAAGAAGCACGACACAGAAGAAAACGAACCACGTAGACTCCCTGTAATTACATATGCAGATTACCTACGTAGTTTTAGACCAGCAGAAGACATAGGAGGAACTACGTCTAGGTCTGTACCTCTTCGTATCTACCAGACACAAGACTCTAAGTTTGGTGTTACTCCTATTCCAGATGCTACATATGATATTGAGTACCGCTACTGGTCTTTCCCTGCTGACTTACTAGCCTTTGACGATACTGCAGTAATACCTGATAGATTTAACACAGTTATTATTGATGGTGCTATGATGTATATAATGCGTTTTCGTTCTAATGATCAGAGTGGTCAAATACATGAGAAGAAGTTTATGGATGGTATTGACAACATGCGGCGTCTACTACTAGATACACATTTGTATATATCTTCTACAGTAACAGGTAAACATTTTAATTCAGTAACTGGCGCTCAATAATGGCAGAACAACTATCCACGTTTGCTACACCGTGTAGTGGAGGTCTGTTTAACAACTTAGACCCACTTACACACGGCGGTCAGTTTGCTGGATCAGCTTATAGGTTAATTAATTATGAACCTGCTCTTCTGGGTGGGTATAGACGTATCAGTGGTTATACAAGGTCTTACAGTGAGCTTACAGGAGATTCAAGTAATAGTGTTCCAGTATTAGGAGTACACGTTTCCGCTGATATACAGCAAGGCATTTTTGGTACAAGAAAACCTGCTAGTGGTAGTAATTACTTACATTGGTATAATCACTATTACACTGTAGCTGTTACTGGTGGTACAGGTACTAACCTTTCTGTAGGTGAAACACTTACAGGAGTAGTAAGTGCTGCAGATGACTCAGGTGTAGCTGCTACAGGCACAATAATATCTACAGCTTCAAATAGTATTGTAGTTAACTTTGGTAAGCTACCTACTACAATCTTTGCTACAGGTAATGTTATTACAGGTGGTACATCTGACGTTTCCACTGCAGTAACAGGAACTCCTACAGTTATAGGGTGGACTGCAGTTGTGTCTAGCTTTGTAGCCAATGACAGAGATGGTGTATGTGCTGCCCAAACAACTGGTGGTTCAGGTAACTTAGTAATTAATGGTGCATTACATTCAAGCAATACAATTAACTTTACTACTGCTGCCTCTCAACAACCTAGAAAGGTTACTATCTTTTCTGCAGGTGGAAATGTAGCAGATGTAACTTTTACTATTACAGGTACTGACTATTTAGGTCAAGCACTTGTAGAGGCAATAACTGGCCCATCAGTAGATGCTACAGTAACAAGTACAAACTTTTTTAATACTATCACACAGATAGCCGCAAGTGGTGCTGTTACAGGTAACATAGAAGTAGGCTCAGGCGCTGGGCAATATAGACCTTCAGCCCCAACTATGGTAGGTGTTACACAGGTACGCTTTGAAGACTTTAACTGGGGCGCTCCTAAGTTTGCATTAGTAGATGGGATTAACCCAGCAGCTACTTATGATGGTACTAACTATATACAGATTACAGATAGTAATGCTCCTACAGATCCTACTCTAGTCTCAGCTTTTAACAATCACCTATTCTTAGCTGGTGATGCTGCAGCACCTTATCACTTACACTTTAGCTCACCTGTAGCTGAAACAGACTTTAGCCCTGCTAATGGTGCAGGAGTTATTAACGTAGGCTTTAAAATTATACAGATCAAAGCTTTTCGTGATCAGTTATACATCTTTGGTTCTAATAACATTAAACGCCTAGTTGGTGACAACCAAGCTAACTTTGTATTACAGAATGTAACAAATAACTTAGGTTGTATAGCACCTGACAGTGTAGTAGAGTTTAACGGAGAGATTATCTTTTTAGCACCTGATGGTGTTCGCCCTGTTTCTGCGACTGATCGTATTGGTGATATTGAGCTTGCAACACTATCTAAGCCTATTCAGTCTATCTTTGAGGATTACACAGCAAACGAAGACCTATCTACAATCAAAACAGTTGTACTAAAAAAGAAGTCCCAGTTTCGTATGTTCTTCCAAGATCAAGAATCTTTAGGTCTTATTGGTGGTATTAGGCGTAGTGGTGAGGCAGGTAGAGGCTTTGAGTTTAGTCAGATTGTTGGCATAGAAGTTAATCAAGTTTCAAGTGGTTATATAGATAAAGAAGAGTTTGTTATACATGGAGACTCCTCTGGTTTTGTATCAAGACAAGAAACAGGCACGGACTTTAATGGAGCAGATATATTTAGCTACTTCCAAACTCCTTTTGTTTACATGGAAGATCCAGAGGTTCGTAAAACTATATACAGCATAAATACTTATCTTAGATCAGAGGGTGTTGTTAGTATAGCTATGGGTGTAGAGTATGATTACGGAAACACAGAAGTTTTATTATCTTCTGACTATGCTATAACCACACAAGGGGCAGCAGCTTTTTATGATAAAGCTAAGTATGACGCACAAGAAATATATGATGGTAACCCTTCTCCTATCAGGTCTACAAACGTGACAGGCTCAGGTAAGTCAGTATCAATTAAATATGTAACAAATGGAACAGACCCCAGCCACACTATTCAGGCTTTTTCTATTACTTACGGTCTAGGGGACAGGAGATAAAATATGGCAGGTTATTCAAGGCAGTCTACATCAGATATTGTACCTACAGCAGTTGTTAAAGCTGCTCCTATAAATGCAGAGTACAATAAGCTAAGAGATGCTTTTACTTTTAGTAGTTCTGCAACTACGGGTCACAGACATGACGGTGACAGTGATGAGGGTTCTTATGTACCTCTAATTGCTGACCCAGATAAAAAGAACCACATATCAGTAGATCAAACAAATAATAGATTCGGTGTTTTTGTCGAAGTAAGCAGCAATGCTGTAGAGCAATTGCGGTTTCAGGATGGATTAGTCGTACCTGTTACAAATAATGATATTGACTTAGGTACTTCTTCACTACAATATAAAGATGCTTATGTAAATGGTACAGCCTATATAGATACAGTAAGTATTGGTGACAATGACTTTACAGTTATTAATAACAATGCTTACACTGTTAGCTCTGGAAACTTAACAGTTGATGTAGCTGCTGATATTATATTAGATGCAGGTGGCGCTAACGTAACAATAAAAGATGATGGTACATCTATACTTGATATTGCTAACAACTCTGGTGATGTAGAGCTTACTGTAAGTACAGCAGATAAGAACTTTTTAATTAAAGGTACAGATGGTGTTACAGGTATCACAGCACTTGACATTGATATGGCAGATGCTGGAACTGTTACAATCAACCATGATTTAGTTCTACCTGATAACGGTATAATTAAACTAGGTGTAGGTGCAGACTTATCACTCACTTCAGATGGAACTAATGCTACTATTGCTGCACCTAATGGTACACTTACTGTAGATGTTAATGCAGATATTATATTAGATGCAGGTGGTGCAGATATCTTATTGAAAGATGGTGGTACTGACTACGGCTCTTTGACTAACAATGGTAATAATCTTTTAGTTAAGTCAGGCACTACTACAGCAGCAACCTTTGCAGGTGCTAATGTAGACTTTGCTGGTACAGTAGATGTAACAAGCACACTTACGGCTGATGCTGGCCTTACCGTTGCGGGTGCTGCAGCACTTAACGGTGGCCTTACAATGGACACCAATAAGTTTACAGTGGCTGATACATCAGGTAACGTAGCTACTGCTGGTACTCTTACAGCTACAGGTTTAGCTACACTTAACGGGGGTCTGACTGTCAACGGTGGCAACTTAGACATGAACGGCAACGTTGATATTAGTGGTAACTTAGTTGTAAACGGAACAGTCACTACGCTTGACTCTACTAACACTACTATTAAAGACTTGTTAATAGAGCTTGGAACGGGTGTAACAGGTACACCAGGAAATGATGCAGGTATTGTAATTGAACGTGGTAGTGAAGCTAATGCCTTTATTGGCTATGATGAATCTGCTGACAAGTTTATTGTAGGTACAGGTACTTTTACAGGTGCTAGTACAGGCAATCTAAGTGTTACTAAAGGTATCATGCAAGCTGGGTTAGACTTTAGTTCTAGCTCTGTTACAGATGGTACTACAACAATAGCTGGCTTCAAAGATGAAGATGACTTTGCTTCAAACAGTGCTACACACTTAGCAACTCAACAATCTATTAAAGCATATGTAGCTACTATTGCAGGTCAGTCTAATAATGTAGTTGGTCTTACATCTACTGCTGCTGAGTTAAACTTATTAGATGGTAATGCAGTTACCCCTGCTGCTTTGACATTAGCAGATGCTGATGGTGTAATTTTATTAGATATATCAGCTACTACAACTAAAAATATTAGAGCAGATAGTCTAGCTACTTATTTTACAGGTAAAGTTAATGTAGCTGCTTCAACAACTACCTTTACTAATAAGTCTTTAGACCAAGATGGTACAGGTAATAATATAACTAATATTGCTAATGCAAGTATAAAAGCTAGTGCTGGTATTGACGCAACTAAGATTGCTAATGGGACTGTTACAAGCACTGAGTTTCAATATATTGGAGGGTTAACCTCTGATGCCCAAACACAGCTTAATGCAAAACAAGCAATAGTAGCTGGTGTTTCTAATACAGAAATAGGTTACTTAGATGGTGTTACATCAGCAATACAAACACAATTAAACACCAAAGCAACAACAGGCAAAGCTATTGCAATGGCTATGGTCTTCGGCTAAGTCATTGAGAACAAGGAGAAATTAAATGGCAAACCCTAATGTAGTAGCAGTCAGTAGCATTGCTGCTAACACGGCTATGGATGCAGACGTTGCAGCGAGTGCAGTAAGCTTGCTGACAGCAGCATCAGACAAACTATTAAAGATTAACTCGCTAGTTATAGCAAATATTGATGGCACTAATGCTGCTGATATTTCAGTATGGATTACACGATCCAGTGTTGACTTTTATTTAGCTAAAACAATATCGGTTCCCGCTGATTCAACACTTGTTCCTATTGATAAGAGCATGGGCTTGTATCTCATAGAGGGAGACATTCTTAAAATCCAAGCAAGTGCTGCTGGCGATCTTTCAGCAGTATGTTCCTACGAAGAAATAGATGACGCATAGGATTACTTAATGAAGTATGTTGGAAACGTCCAATCCCAAGCTAACGCAGAAGTCTATGCGACTGCCTCTGGTACGCTGCCTAATGGTAAG